AACGTCTTGTTACTAAGGAAAGGTGGATTTAACTATGTCCATTGATATCAATAACTTAATGCGTAGTGCATTAACTAAGTCTGTAATGAATCAACAGCCAAAAGTTTCTGCTTTTTCTAAGCAACCAGCTACAGGAACGCCGGGTAGTTTTGAACTATTAAATGACAAAAAAGAAAACAAAGAGAACTTAAATATCGATTTGGCTCCAAAGGATTGGAGTGTTAGTCCAAAGGATCAACCCGATGAAGCTAAACGCATTTCTGCGTTTGTAAAACAACAATTTGATTTAGCATACCGATCACGTCAAGAAATGGAACTTGAATGGGTTATGGCGACATCCTTCTTTGAGGGAAGGCAGTGGTTCAGGATTAATAGTAACGCTCGTAACTTGGAGAGTTTACAGAATGAAGATGAACCCAATCGCTATATGACTGTCAATAAAATGCGTCCACTCATTGACGGTGTTGTAGGGAAGTTGACGCAATGCGCTCCAGATTCAAGTGCTGTTCCGATTAGTGCAAACCCCGTTGATCTTATGGCATCCGATGAAGCTAACTTTATTGTAAATCACTACAATCGCAAATTTGATCGGGAAACACAGACTAAAGAACGAGTTCGATGGGCATGTGTTTGCGGTACATCATTCTTAAAAATATTCTGGGATGCTAGTCAAGAGCAGATTGTCCCGCAAATGGACGCCACTGCGACTGAAGTCGTGGGTCACACCACCATGCGCGTTGGCGATATTGTTGAGCAGATACTTCCTGCGTTTGATGTTTACTTTGATCCAACAGCGAAACGTGATGCAGATTTGCGGTGGGTGATCCATGCTATGGTTAAACCACTATCATGGTTTGTTGATAAATATGGAGAACAAGGTAAAGCTGTCAAACCAGATGCACAAACTGGTACTAATGCTGGATATGTAGATACATATTTAGATGGAACAAATGGCAATGGTCGTGGCTGGGTTCCACCATCGCCAGTTAATCTTGGTAATCAAGACACTAAAAAACAAGCTGCTATTGTTTATGAGTACTGGGAGAAACCAACAGCAATATATCCATCAGGTAGATACATCGTAAGCACAAACAGTTGTTTGCTTTATGGTGGTCCATGGCCATACAAGAAGAAAGACTCATTCCCATTTATACCATTACGATGGCAGCCTCGAAGTGGTACTCCGTACGGATATAGCCTTGGATGGGACTTGTGTTCATTACAATTAACATATAACCGCATTTACTCGAGGCTTGTAGAACAATTTGAAAGTCAAAAAGATTACATTCTTGTCGAAAATTTAAGTGGCGTTGGCGCAGATGCTTACGACAATACTAGTGACAGTATTGATGACAAGAATAGAATTTATCGACGAATAAACTACAAGCGCGGTAGTCATCCACCTGCTATTCAGCGGGCACCCGGCATCGGATCAGATTTGTTTCCTCTATTACAGATGCTAGAGAAAGACATGATGGATGTTGCTGGTCTACATGACGTTAGTCAAGGGCAAGCAAGCGCTGGTACGCCAGCTGAATCAGTTCGTTTATTACAGAGATCCGATAATACACAACACAGTTTCATACGAGCTGACATTGAAATAAGCGCATCAAAAATTAAAGAATGGGAAGTATCGCTTATTGAGCAGTTTGCTATTGTTCCATTTATTGGTAACGTTCAAGGCAAGATGCTACCACAGGATCAAATACAACAAGGTGTAATGCGTTTTGACGCACTACGTGCGGGTGGTCAGTACCGAATTGTTTACATTCCCGGATCTTCCATGGAGGACAGTCCTGATCAGAAACTACAGAAACTTGCTGCATTACGACAAATGGGTGTCTTTGGTGATCCAATGGATCCTGAGACCAATAGATTGTTTATTGAACTAGCAAATATTCCTCATGCTAGTAGGATTTATCAACACTTGGATCAACAAGCACAGAAAATGGCTATGATGCAGCAGCAACAGGCGCAGATGGCGCAACAGCAAGCCATGATGGAAGCACAAGCAAAGCAGGAGCAGTTTAATCCAGAGGTTGAGCAAATGAAGACTCAAATGGAAATACAGAAACAACAAGCAATAATCCAAGCCAAGTTGGAAGCTGATATTTCTCTTGCAGCAGCTAAGGCTGGCATTGATGCTCAGCAAAATGAAGATTATGCAATGACTGAAATTGGCAAGGAGCAGATGATGCCAAATAGTGAGTTAGGCATGACACCTCCAAGTCAACCTACGCCACAGCAGTCGATGCAGCCAATGTTGCCACAATCGGGTGGACAACAGCCTCCAACAATGGGTGGCATGTTTTAAAAAAGTAAAGGTATGATGTTTATGTCCGAAGAGATGGTGACACGAACCGCTGATTCGCCAGCAGCGGCAACGGGCAATGTGGGTGGTGCATTAATTGATTTCGTTAGAGACTCCGCCAGTCCTAGCGAAAGTGGAGACACGGCGTTAAATTCATCCACTGGCTCAAATGATGTATCGCAATCAACAGAGAGTGTTTTTGACCAGAGTTCTATTCATGAACAAGTAAAAAAACATTTACTGGATAGTGCATTACCGGAAAAACAACCGGGAAATGTACCATATGAGCGCTTCAAAGAAGTAAACGATGAAGCAAAACAGCTCCGAGCAGCGCAGGAAGCGTACTCTAAGTGGGCTGATGTTATTCGGCAATTTGAGGAATCTGGGTTTCAATCTGCAGCTGAAGTTCAAAAAGCTTATGAACAACAGCAATTGCAAAGCCAAGAGAGTCAAATACGCGAGCGCTGGGAAAATGAAGTTCATAGTAACTACATGGATCCAGAACTAGCTCGCGTACAGGCCGAAGCCGAAATACAGAAGTTCCGCTACGATCAGGTCGTAGGGCAGATGAACTCCTATATGATGGCTCAACAACGTGAACAAGCGTTGCAGCAATTTCCATATGCAAGTCGTGCACAAGATGTAATGGATAGTTTAATCCAACAGGGCATGAATCCAATGGATGCTGCATCAGCTGTACATCGTCAAGTGACGGGTCTTGTTGAATCACTTGTACCGCAATTAGTTGACATGGTTACAAATCAACAAAAGGCGCCGACACCAATTGGTGGTGGAGACTCTGCAAGTGCAATGGTTCCACCTCAGCAAACAAACCAACAAAATAGATTATCTGGAATCACTAGATTACTAGGTATTCGGTAGGAGTAAGCAATGGCTATCGATTTCAACGGTGCATTAACACTCGCTGATCAAGCTGTCCTTTCTAACGATCCTCTTGTAAAAGAGATCACCATGTCGTTGCACCAGACATGGAATGCTATCAAAGACATCCCTTTCTATACATCACCTTCTTTACGACAGGTTGGTGTGCGCTACACAAACGAAGCTGGCACAATCCCAATGCCGACGTGGTCTACCATCAATGGTGAACCTAACGCTGTCAAAGGCAAGCCAAAGTCGTATGAAGAGCAGATGTATCTGATCCGTAATAAGATCACCGTAGACTGTCGTTTGCTTGACCAGCCAAACAACATCATTGATCCAGTGGAAGCACAGATCAAGATTTTTATGGAAGGTTTTGCATACGATTTTAATGACAAGTTCATTAATAACGATCCAACGTCTGTTGCAGTTGGTAACAGTCCTGATTGTTTTCCCGGTTTGAAGTACCGTCTTGAAAACCGTGCAATGTTTGATATTCCGCAGGACTGTTTAATTCAACCCGCAAATACGGTTGCATCTCTTGATACGTCGGCTACATTTAATGCAGGTGAAGCAAACGGTGCTTTATCAGCTATGCAGGAGTTGTTTGACAACCTCAATGCTCCTGATGGAGACGGCATTGTCTTGTATATGAATGAAGAAACAAAACGCCGTTTTGAATCTGTCATTCGTTTGCTTGGAGCTGGCACAGGTTTTAGTACTTCCAGTGATGCATTTGATCGCAATGTCGATTCGTACAAGGGCGCTAAGATTCGCACTGTTGGACGTAAGGTTGATGGACTAACGCCAGTTATTTCCGCACCTTCTAACTTTGCTGATATCTACGCAGTACGTTACGGCACTGGTTATGTACAGGGTTGGCAATCCGGTCCATTCAAGCCTGAATACTTAGGCAAGTCTAAGGAAAATGGCATTATGCACAACGTCTTATTTGACTGGGGCATGGGGCTTTGGATGCCTAATGTACGATCACTTGCACGTTTACGTGTGGCGACAAACTAAGGAGAAATAAAATGCGCGACGCCAAACTTACATTTCTTTACCCCAACACAGCTGTTACGGCAGCTGCTAGTACGATGGGGTCTAGTGGACAAGGTCCAACTACGGTTATTTCTGTTGGTGGTACCGCAACAACATATAACCAAGGTATTCTTTATACACAGACTGCTGCGGTTAATGCTGGTGCTACCAACTTAAACGCTCTAGAACTTAACTATGGTGGCTTACTTACTAATGGTGTAAGTGGAGCTGTTATGGATAATGACATGAATGGGTCTGTTAATGCAGACGATTATGTTCGCGGACAGATTTTTTCTCCAATTTATGTCAGTTCATTCTTACAGGCCAGTGCATTTGCAGCAAACGATGTATTAACTTGTGAAGTACATACTAGTAACACACTAGGATTTACTCCATCAGCATCAACTGTTGCTGCAACGTCAGCATTTACACCACCAGTGTCGTTTGTTGTTGGAGGCTCAGTTGCTAGTTCTACTGGTGCATTAACCGCAGGTACTACGTACTTTGTGTTAACTACTGTCCCTGCAAGCAATCAGATTACTATTGGAACAAGCCGTGGTGGCGGTGCAGTTGCAAACATCACTATTACGCTTAATAACCTAAATGGTATTGCAGTAAACCAGTCGGTTGTGTTTAGTGCATCTGTAGGGGCTGGCGCTACTGTAGCACAGTTAGTCAGTGTTTATCAGGATGTAAACTCAACTATTCTTTCGGTTCCGCTACAGTCGTACGGTAAGTTCTTACGTGTACGATGGGTTGCAACCACTGTACGTACTGGTGCAAGCATTGGTATCACTCGCACTGCGATCCAGACTGGGCGTGAGGGAGTAGTTTAATTATGAATTTAGGTCAAATTAAACGTAATGTTAGGATGCTGGGTAGAAATTACTTTGGCACTGATGCAGATCGTGATCCATTTGGCCTAGATTACTTAATTATCGAACA